AATTATAAACATGTTGCTATTCTAAAGAAACGTCAGATAGCATCTTCTTACTTTCATATATCTAAGTTACTTAATCAGCTTTGGTTTGAGTCAGGGGTTACACTTAAAATAGGAGCTAGTCTTAAAGATTATATAAATGAAAAAGGTTCATGGAAATTTCTTGCAGAATATGCTGCATTTTTAAATGAACATACTGCTTGGTATAGACCTATGTCTCCTGATAAAGTTTTAATGTGGCAACAAAAGATTGAGGTAAGAAAAGGGGATAGAAAAACAGAAGTTGGTCTCAAAGGTACAATGCAGGGTATGTCTTTTGAAAAGGATCCAACAAATGGTGTAGGTGGACCAGTAAAATATTTCTTTCATGAAGAAGCTGGTATAGCACCAAAGATGGATCAGACTTATGAGTACATGAGACCTGCCATGAGATCAGGTTTAACAACTACAGGAATGTTTATTGCTGCAGGTTCTGTAGGAGATTTATCTCAGTGTAATCCATTAAAGGATATGATGCTTAATCCTACATCAAAAGATATTTACTGTATTGAAACTAATCTTATAGATTCTAAAGGTACTGTAGGTTTGTCAGGTTTATTTATTCCTGAACAATGGTCAATGCCACCACATATTGATGAGTATGGTAATTCACTTGTAGAAGAATCATTAAAAGCTCTAGATGAACAGTTTGTTAAATGGAAAAATGAATTATCTCCAGAAGATTACCAATTAAGAATATCTCAGCATCCTAGAAATATTGAAGAAGCATTTGCACATAGATCTGTATCTGTTTTTCCTCCACATCTTGTAGCTGCACAACAAAGAAGAATTGAAGAAAAAGAATATTCATATGAATTTTTAGATATTTCTACAGATGAAAATGGTAAGCCTACTGTTAAACATTCTAATAAACAACCTATTAAAGAGTTTCCAATAACTAAAAAAACTGAAGATAAAACAGGAGTATTAGTTGTATGGGAAAGACCAATTAAAGATCCAACATTTGGACAGTACTATGCTTCAATTGACCCTGTATCTGAGGGAAAAACAACAACATCAGAATCATTGTGTTCTATATATGTAATGAAAGCTCCAGTAGAAGTTACAAAAGTAACTGGAACAGAAACTGAAACTTATATAGAACCAGATAAAATTGTAGCAGCTTGGTGTGGTAGATTTGATGATTTAAATAAAACACACCAGAGATTAGAATTAATTATAGAATGGTATAATGCATGGACAGTAATAGAAAATAATATTTCTTTATTTATCCAGTATATGATATCTAGAAAGAAACAAAGATTCTTAGTACCTAAAAGTCAAATTATGTTTTTAAAAGATCTAGGTGCTAATGCTAATGTATTTCAAGAATATGGCTGGAAGAATACTGGAACCTTATTTAAACAACATCTTCTTAATTATGCTATAGAATATACTAAAGAAGAATTAGATGTAGAAACTAAAACAGATGGTACTATAGTAAGAACTAAATATGGCATAGAAAGAATACCAGATCCTATGTTATTAACAGAAATGAGAGAATATGCAGCAGGTGTCAATGTGGATAGATTAGTTTCTTTTGCAGCTTTAGTTGCTTTTATGAGAATACAACAATCTAATAGAGGTTATGCAAAAAGAGTTATTATGGATGATGCAGCAAAAAACTTGCAAAAGTCAGAAAATTTGTTTAAATTAGATAGAAGTCCGTTTCGTCACATGGGTAATAGTAATCTTGCAAAAGGTAGAGGATTTAATAAATCTGCTTTTAGAAACTTAAAGTAAAAAACATGCAAATAATAAATGCAATACAAGCAAAGAATGGAGTTAAAACTGAGCAGAATAAACTTGGTACTGTTACACAACCTTTACAATTTATTCCTAAAAAGGATAAGACTCAAGAATGGGCAGCTTGGAATTTAGATTGGATTGAATTACAAGGACTTAAACAGATCCGTAGAAATGCTAGAAGGTTAATGAAAAATTATAAACTAGCAAAAGGAATAATAGATAAATCAGATTATATTGTTGAAGAAAATAATGAATATAGAGATGTAGTAGAAATACTAACTAAAGAAGATACATCAGCTTTAGAATTAAAATTTTATCCAATAATACCTAATGTTATAAATGTTCTTGTTGCTGAATTTGCAAAAAGATCAACCAAACTTACTTATAGAGCAATTGATGAATTTTCATATAATGAAATGATTGAACAAAAAAGAGTAATGGTTGAAGAAACATTACTTGCAGATGCTCAAATAAAACTAACTGCTGCATTAATTGAACAAGGTTTAGATCCTGAATCTGAAGAAGCAGCACAACAATTATCTCCAGAAAATCTTAAATCATTACCAGAGATAGAACAATTCTTTAAAAAAGATTATAGATCTATGGTAGAAGAATGGGCTACTCACCAACATAAAGTTGATGTAGAAAGATTTGGTATGGATGAATTAGAAGAAAGAGGATTCAGAGATATGCTTATTACAGACAGAGAGTTTTGGCATTTCAGAATGATGGAAGATGATTATGAAGTAGAACTTTGGAATCCTGCTATTACATTTTATCATAAATCACCAGATTCAAGATATATTTCTCAATCTAATTGGGTTGGAAAAACAGATATGATGTCAGCATCAGATGTTATTGATAGATATGGGTATATAATGACAGAAGAACAATTATCTGCATTAGAAGCTATTTATCCAATTAGAGCTGCTGGATATAATATTCCTGGTATACAAAATGATGGTTCTTTTTATGATGGTACAAAATCTCATGAATGGAATACTAATATGCCATCATTAGGAATGAGACAATATACTTCTTTTATGGGAAGCAATGCAATTAATGGTAGTGATATAATTTCTGAAATTCTTTTACAAGGTGATGAATATTTAGATGAAGGAGGAGAATTCTTATTAAGGGTGTCTACAGTATATTGGAAATCACAAAGAAAAATTGGACACTTAACTAGTGTAGCAGAAAATGGAGAAGTTATCAATGAAATTGTTGGAGAAGATTATGTTGTTGAAAATAAACCTATTTATGATAATAGATTATTTAAAAATAAAACAAAAGATAATATAATATATGGAGATCATCTTGATTGGATATGGATTAATGAAGTTTGGGGAGGAGTAAAAATAGGTCCTAATATTCCATCATATTGGGGTATGAATAATCCAGGAGGCTTTACACCTATTTATATAGGTATTGATAAAAATAAAACAGGTCCTTTAAAATTTCAATTTAAAGGAGATTCAACATTATATGGTTGTAAGTTACCTGTGGAAGGGGCTGTTTTTTCTGATAGAAATACTAAGTCAACAGCTTTATTAGATTTAATGAAACCATACCAGATTGGATATAACATAGTAAACAATCAAATTGCTGACATATTAGTAGATGAGTTAGGAACTATTATCATGTTAGATCAAAACACCCTTCCTAGGCATTCTTTAGGAGAAGACTGGGGAAAAGGTAATTTATCTAAAGCATATGTTGCTATGAAGAATTTTGGTATGCTTCCTCTAGATACCTCTATAACAAATACAGAGAATGCATTAAACTTTAATCATTTTCAGAAACTAGATCTATCTCAGACAGAAAGATTAATGTCAAGAATACAAATAGCAAACTACTTTAAGTCTCAAGCATATGAAGTAATAGGTGTTAATCCTCAAAGGATGGGTCAGCAATTATCTCAAATGACTGCTACTGGAGTTGAACAAGCAGCAGCTGCATCTTATGCACAGACAGAAGTATTCTTTATTCAACATTGTGATTACTTAATGCCAAGAGTTCATCAAATGAGAACTGACTTAGCTCAGTATTATCATTCAACAAAGCCCTCATCAAGACTTACTTATATAACAAGTGCTGATGAAAAAGTTAATTTTCAAATTAATGGAACAGATTTATTAATGAGAGACTTAAATATTTTTTGTACAACAACAGCAAATCATAGAGCAGTTCTAGAACAACTTAAACAAATGGCTATGACTAATAATACTGCAGGAGCTAGTATATATGATCTTGGTAAAATTGTTCAGTCTGATTCAATTGCTGAACTTAATACTGTATTAAAAACATCTGAAGAAAAAACACAACAGCAAAAACAACAAGAACAGCAGGCTCAACAACAATTACAACAGGAGCAATTAGCTTCTCAAGAAAAACAAAAACAGATGATGATTCAAGCTGAAGCTGAAAATCAAGATAAACAACTTCAAAATAATATTACTGTTGCTGAAATTAGAGCTGCTGGTTATGGTGCTGCTTCAGATGTTGACAAAAATGAAATGTCTGATTATCAAGATTCAATGAAAGATATAAGACAGTCTGAACAGTATAGACAACAAACTGAACTAGCAAGAGATAAACAATCTAATGAGAATTTAAGACAATCTCAAAAAATGAGTATTGAACAACAGAAGTTACAAATGCAAAAAGAAGTTGCAGATAAACAAGTTGAAATTGCAAGAATAAATAAAAATAAATTTGATTCAGGTAGTGATAAGAAAAAGAAAAGCTAGTTTAGCTATATATTACAAAAAATTACTTTTTCTATTTTAAATTTATCAAGTTTAATTTGTATATTAAAGTATAAACAAAAACCAACAAAATGAGTAAAGAAATTAATGACCTCAATAAAGAGGTTAAAGATTCTACAACGGTAGATCTAGTAGATGTAAATATTGATGAGTTATTTGGAGTACCTGGAGCAGAAAATATAATGCTTCCAAGTAATGAAGAAGACAAACCAAAATCTATGTTTTCTAAAGAAAATGTAGATACAACGTTCCTTGACAACCCTGCAAGACCTTCTAATAAAATAGAAGATGCAGAAAAGAAAGCAGAAGTTGATGAAACTATTGCAGAACTTGATAGTTTAATTAGTCAAGAAGAAGATGCTGGTAATAAAGGAAGACCAAAGATTGATAAGTCTGGTCTTTATGAATTAGCACAGAAAATGATTGAAGAAGGAGCTTTAGTTGCTTTTGATGATGATAAACCATTAGAAGAATATAGCACTAAAGACTTTAGAGAATTATTTGAAGCTAACTTCCAAGAAAGGGAAGACAAAATTAAAAAGAATGTTCCAAAAGAATTTTTTAATTCTTTACCAGAAGAACTTCAAATTGCAGCTAAGTATGTAGCTGATGGAGGACAAGACTTAAAAGGATTATTTAGAACACTTGCACAAGTAGAAGAAATGATTCAATTAGATCCTTCAAATGAATATGATCAAGCTGAAATTGCAAGACAATATTTGCATGCTACAAATTTTGGAACAGCAGAAGAAATAGAATCTGAAGTTCAAGATTGGAATGACTTAGGTAAACTAGAACAGAAAGCTAACCAGTTTAAACCAAAATTGGATAGAATGCAAGAAGAGATAGTTGCAAGACAGTTAGCAGAACAAGAACACAAGAAAGAACAACAAGCATCTGCAGCAAAAGCTTATACAGATAATGTATATAATACACTTTTAACAGGTGAGTTAGGTGGAATAAAAATTGATAAGAAAATACAAAGTCAACTTTATTCAGGATTAGTTCAACCAAACTACCCATCAATTTCTGGTAAACCTACAAATATGTTAGGACACTTATTAGAAAAGTATCAGTTTGTAGAACCAAGACATGATCTTATTGCTGAAGCTCTATGGTTACTTTCAGATCCTGACGGATATAAAGGTAGAGTAAGAGAACAAGGTAGTAAAGAAGCTACTGAAAAAACAGTAAGAATGTTGAAAACAGAGGAATCTAGAAAAAATACTCCTTCTGCCCGTGATGATGAGCAGGAAGATAGAAGATCTAGCAAACCTCAAAGAACAATTCCTAGAAATACTGGAAATATATTTAGGAAATTTTAATTAGTAACAAATAAAAACAAAATAAAAAATGGCAACTCCAGTAATGAACAATGGCATATTCCTTCGGGATACAGCCTATGCAGCTAGTTCCCATGTGGATTCTTACCACTTGGTGAACATGCTAAAAGACGCAGAACCAATGGACTTAGGTCCAGTGGATTTATGGGCTATGTCCCAAAAGGTAGAAATGCCTCTTTATCAAATGTCCTCATTTGGTGGGAAAAATGTAATTAATGTAGATAATGCTCGTGGAGAGTACAAATGGCAGACTCCTGTTGTTATTGACCTTCCATACATTATTGAAGACATTGAGTCAAGTAATACTTTTAAAGGTATTGATGGTGAAACATTCCGTATTAAACTTAACAGGAGAGAATTTGGACATGGTGATATTATCACATATGACAAATACAATGGTGTTGAGATGTACATTACAGCAGATGATATCCTTACTTTAGGTGATGGATTTATCTATACTGTACAGTTAGTAAACAATGATAACTTCAAATACCTAGATAATAAGTATTTAGCTAATGGTACTAAAGTATTCCGTAAGGGTTCTGCCCGTGGGGAATATGGAGAAAGATTCTCTGACATTACAACAAAAACAGGATTCCGTGAATTCTATAACTTTGTTGGTGGAGCAGAAGCTCATGTACATTATTCAGTTTCTTCACGTGCTGACTTAATGATCAAAGGTGGAATGAATGCAGATGGTACAGTTCCTGTAACTGAGATCTGGAGAACATTTGACAAATCAATTGATCCATCTATTTCTTCTTTAGAAGATATGGTTAAAGTAATGGGTAAAGATAAAGTTAAGAAAGCATTTGATAATGGTGACTTATCTAGAACTTTCCTTACTGGAATGGAAGCTGCACACTTATCTAAAATTGCTTCTGACATTGAGACTTACTTAATGTGGGGACAAGGTGGTAGAGTACGTCAAGATGGTCCAGATGATTTAAGGTTATCAGTAGGTCTTTGGAAGCAGTTGGATAACTCTTTCAAAAGAATCTATAACAAGAATAACTTTACACTTGACCTATTCCGTTCTGAGATCTATAACTTCTTTAATGGTAAAGTTGAGTTCCAAGGTCCAGATCCAAAACGTTCACTAGTTGTACAAACAGGTATGGGTGGTATGCGTATGGTTAATGAAGCTATTAAAACTGAAGCAGTTTCTTCAGGTTTATTAATTCAAGCTGCAGACATAGGAGCTATCACAGGAAAAGGAATGGACTTGAACTTTGGATTTGCATATACTTCATATGTAATACCTTTCTTAGCAAATGTTAAGTTTGTACTTAATCCAGCATT